CGCCAGCTGGAAGGTTGTGCCCTGCCTCGACGAGGGTCGCGACCAGCTCAACGAGCGTTTCCCGCATCGCGACAAGGCTTCGGACGGTTCGATCGGCGATGCCGCCCATCAGGCCGAGACGAGCTCCCACAATCCGGACGACGAGTCCGGTGTCAGTGCCGAGTGGGATGACCACGATGGTATCCACGAGATCCGTGCTCGCGACTACGACAAGGATCTGAATGATCCCGACGTGACCGCCGAGGACGTCGTGCAGTTCATCGTCAAGATGGCCCGCAACGGCACGTTCTGGTGGATCCGGTACATCATCTTCAACGGTCGGATCTGGCACGAGCGTGATGGCTTTGTCACGCATGCCTACACGGGTGCGTCCAAGCACACCGAGCACTGGCACATCACGTCGACCTTCAGCGAGGCGGCGGACACGGTCACCGGCACCAACTGGCAGTTCCAGTCGCTGACCAAGAAGGGCGTCGTGCACACTCCGTCGAAGCCGCCGGTGCTGGACGTCGATGGGGCACTCGGCCCGAAGACCATCGCGCGCTGGCAGCAGATCATGAAGACCAACGTGGACGGCAAGATCGACGGGAACAACAGCCCGCTGATCCGCGCGGTTCAGACTCGTCTGAACGCCCTGCACGTGGCGACGCCGGCCCTGAAGGTCGACGGCCAGCTCGGTCCTAGGACTATCGGTGCTCTGCAGCGCTACCTCAAGTCGCCAGTCGACCAGTTCATTTCCAAGCCGAAGTCTCAGATGGTCATCGCGCTGCAGCGGCGTCTGAACACCGGCAAGTTCTAAACCCGAAAGGAGGTCGTCCCGCATGGCGGATGCCAGCATCCTCACCAGCATCAAAAAGATGTTGGGTATCGGTGAAGATTACGAAGTGTTCGATACCGATATTCTGATCCACATCAATTCCGTCTTCTCGACTCTGAACCAAGTCGGTTTTGGGCCGGAGAACGGTTTCCAGATCGAGGACAGCTCCGCTACGTGGGACGACCTTCTGGGCGGTGATCCTCGCAAGAACAGCGTTAAGACTTTCGTATATTTGAAGGTTCGATTGCTCTTCGATCCACCTGCTACGTCGTTTGCGATCGACGCGATCCAACAGCAGACGAAGGAGTTGGAGTTCCGCATCTATACTGCGGAGGAAGTGGAACGAGCACAATGACAGAACCTGATGCTCATGTCATTGTCGCCATCCCCTCACAGGACGATTACGTTTGGCGATTGTCGAGCGAAAAAATCCCGCATCTGACGCTGCTGTTTCTTGGTGATCAGCTGGAGAACGTTCGGCAAGTTACCGATTTCATCGGTCATGTGACGGAAACGTCGCTGAGCCAGTTCACACTCAATGTGGATCATCGCGGTGTCCTGGGCGACGAATCGGCAGATGTCCTGTTCTTCAGCGACTGGGGTATCGATCGACTGAAGGACTTTCGATCATATCTTCTTCACGATCCGAATATCCGAAACGCGTACAACGCTGCTCCACAGTACGACGCATGGAACCCTCATCTGACGTTGGGGTATCCGACATCTCCTGCCAAACCCGATCTTCGAGACTATCCTGGAACATATTCGGTGACTTTCGACCGAATTGCTCTATGGACCGGTGACTACGAGGGAGTTGAGTTTCCGTTGAACAAAGACATGATCAGTCATGTGGACGCTGGACAGTCCTTCCTCGCACATTTCGGTGTGAAGGGGATGAAGTGGGGTGTTCATCGCAGAGAAGGCTCGTCGAGCAGTTCCCCGGTCGAAGTGCGAACCCACGCCAAGCCCGGTCGACTACTGAAAGCTAAGGGCGGACAGCATCAGCCCGCTCACGAGGATGCTCTCCGAGTCGCTGTATCGCGCCAGAAGGCTCGGAAAAGCTCGACCGATGCTCTGTCGAATAAGGAGCTTCAGGATCTGGTCAGCCGAATGAACTTGGAGCGTCAGTACAAGCAGCTACTGACTACTGATCCTCGTGCTGCGAGCGACGTTTCGAAGTTGCTCAACAGGGCGCTCAAGGTCGGTAAGACGGTGAACGACGTGAATGCCTTCCTGAACTCTCCTGCCGGTAAGACGGCTAAGTCCGCGGTTTCGATCGCCATCAAGAATGCGCACAAGTGACCCAACTGCACGGGAAAATCAGCGACAAACTCCGGAAGTTGTTTACCAAGGATGAGATCCTGAACAACCCACATCCGGATCGTTCTGCGGCACCAACCGCTAAGCCGGTACCGAGGAAGGCGAAGGGTACGCGGCTTAGCAAACCCGATCGAAAGACGGAGTAACATAATTCTGAAAGGAGGTTGACGATGGGTTTGTCGAACACGGCGACGCCCTATTATTACGGAATCTTTCGAGATCAAGTAATGCGGGCCGAGATTCCTGTAAATCGGGAAATCTCTTTGGAGATGAACCGAATCGACGCGCTCATCGCCAACCCGAAGTATTACTACGACGACGAAGCCATCAACGGCTTTATCTTGTACTGCGAGAACGAGCTCACGCTCACGGACGGTTCGGATCTTTATCTTCTTCCCACCTTCAAAGTGTGGGCGGAACAGATCTTCGGATGGTGGTATTACACCGAACGAAGCGTGTACGACCCGGATGAAGATGGTCATGGTGGACGGTATGTCACGAAGATCATCAAGAAACGTCTGGTCACTAAGCAGTATTTGATCGTCGCTCGTGGCGCAGCAAAATCCGTCTATGAATCGTGCATTCAGAATTTCTTCTTGAATGTCGATACACAGACGACGCATCAAATCACCACTGCACCAACAATGAAACAGGCCGATGAGGTCATGTCTCCGGTGCGCACGTCCATTACGCGATCCCGCGGCCCTCTATTCAAATTCTTGACTGACGGTTCTCTACAGAACACGACGGGCTCCAAAGCGAATAGAGTCAAGCTGGCCGCGACCAAGAAGGGCGTGGAGAACTTCTTGACGGGCTCTCTCCTGGAGGTCCGTCCCATGTCGATCAATAAGCTGCAAGGGCTTCGGCCTAAAGTGGCCACGGTCGATGAATGGCTTTCGGGTGACTATCGGGAAGACGTCATCGGAGCCATCGAACAGGGCGCCTCGAAGCTCGATGACTATCTCATTGTTGCCGTGAGCTCAGAAGGTACCGTTCGTAATGGCTCCGGTGATACCGTCAAAATGGAACTCGCCAGCATTCTTCGCGGTGAATATCCGGCGCCGCACATTTCGATCTGGCATTACAAGCTCGACGAGATCGATGAAGTTGGCGACCCGCGAATGTGGCCCAAGGCAAATCCTAACTTGGGAAAGACCGTCACGTATGAGACGTATCACCTCGATGTTGAACGAGCAGAGAAAGCTCCGGCGTCGCGCAATGATATTCTCGCAAAGCGATTCGGAATCCCCATGGAGGGTTACACCTACTTCTTCACTTACGAAGAGACGATCCCCTTCCGTCGACGTATGTTCGACGGTATGCCCTGTGCTCTGGGCGCGGACCTCTCTCAAGGCGACGACTTCTGTGCCTTCACATTTCTATTCCCAGTGCGTAATGGATTCGGCGTCAAGACGCGAAGCTACATCACTAGCTTGACCTTGGCGAAATTGCCGAGCGCTATGCGTCAGAAATACGAAGAGTTCATCAATGAAGGAAGTCTGCACGTTCTTGAAGGAACGGTGCTTGACATGATGGATGTCTACGATGATCTCGATCGTTTCATACTCGCGCAAGAATACGACATTCGGGCCTTCGGGTATGACCCGTATAATGCGAAAGAATTCGTCACTCGTTGGGAACAGGAAAACGGTCCTTACGGGATCGAGAAAGTCATACAGGGTGCGCGGACTGAATCGGTTCCTCTTGGTGAATTGAAGAACCTTGCGGCAGAGCGTCAGCTCATCTTCGACGAAGAGTTGATGCAGTTTGCTATGGGTAATGCGATCACGCTCGAGGATACGAACGGCAACCGCAAACTTCTCAAGACCCGATACCAAGACAAAATCGACAATGTGGCGGCCCTGATGGACGCTTATGTTGCCTATAAGTTGAATAAGGAGGCCTTCGAGTGATCGGTCCGATAAAGCCTTCGCTCGAAGAGCTGGCTCATCATGGCGTCAAAGGTATGCGGTGGGGCGTTAAAAACTCTGTGAAGAGAGGGGGTGAGACATGTCAATCGGTGATCGCATAGCACACGCATGGAATGCGTTCTTCAACATCGAGCAACCTCTCAATCAGATCTATGGTCATGGATCTTTGACTTACGGTAGCGCACGTCCTGATCGCAACCGTACGTTTCTCGGTAACGAACGCACCATCATATCGTCCATCTATAATCGACTCGGCATTGACGCAGCTGCGGTTGATCTCTTCCATGTGCGATTGGATGAAAACAATCGTTACTTATCGGACATCGACAGCGGTTTGAATAACTGCTTGACCGTCGAGGCCAACGTCGATCAAGCCGCTCGAGCATTCCGCCAGGACATTGTACAAACGATGTTCGACAAAGGCTGTGTCGCGGTCGTGCCAGTGGACACGACGATCAATCCGGAACTGTCGGGAAGTTTCGATATCAAGACGATGCGTGTCGGATGCATTGTCGGTTGGTACCCCCAACACGTCAGAGTTGATCTGTACGATGAGCGTGACGGTCTCCGCAAGGAAATCACTATCGAGAAATCCGTTGTCGCTATCGTGGAGAATCCTCTCTACACGGTGATGAACGAGACCAACTCCACGCTTCAGCGCTTGGTCCGAAAGCTGCATCTCTTGGACCAAATGGACGATATGGCCAGTTCGGGGAAACTGGACATGATCGTGCAGCTTCCTTATGTTATCAAGTCTCCGGCTCGACGAGCCGATGCGGATAGACGACGTAAGGAAATCGAAGATCAGCTTCGCGGCAGCAAGTATGGAATCGCCTATACCGACGGTACCGAGAAGATCACGCAGCTGAACCGTCCGATCGAGAACAACCTTCTCGCTCAAATCCAATATCTGACGGACAAGCTTTACGCAGAATTGGGTCTGACGCCAGAGGTCATGAACGGCACGGCAGATGAACCGACCATGAAGAACTACTACAACCGAACGATCGATCCGATCATCACCTCGGTTGTGGAAGCCATGAGGCGCACGTTCTTGACGAGAACGGCACGCACTCAAGGTCAGTCCATCATGGCCTTTACCAACCCGTTCAAGATGGTTCCGTTGAAAGAAGTGGCGGAAATCGCGGACGTATTCTCGAGAAACGAGATTCTCGCACCGAACGAGATTCGTCAGGCGATCGGGTTCAAGCCGTCGAGCGACCCGAAGGCGGATACGCTGACCAATAGCAACATGCCGCAGCAAAGTCAACTCCCTCCAGCGCCGAATGTTCCGACTATCGACGGTCAGCTCGTTGATAATACCGTCAACGACGGCGGAAACGTTGCTCAACCTCAACAGACAGGCTCCGTCGGAGCCAGGAAGTCAACTACAAGGTAAGGAAGGAACAGTCAAAATGGAACCCGATTTCAGCGGGTATGCCACGAAGGCTGGTATCCGGTGCTCCGACGGACGAGTCATCAAGGCCTCCGCTTTCCAGCACATGGACGGTAGGACCGTGCCGTTGGTGTGGCAGCATGGTCACAAAGAGCCCACCAACGTTCTAGGACACACTGTTCTGGAGGCTCGCCCGGACGGTATTTACGCCCGCGCTTTCTTCAACGATACTCCGAACGGTCAGATCGCCAAAACAATGGTGATGCACGGCGACATCGATTCGCTGTCCATCTGGGCGAACCAGCTGAAGGAACAGAACAAGATCGTCTCCCACGGCTCGATCAAGGAGGTGAGTCTCGTTCTCTCCGGCGCCAACCCCGGCGCCAAGATCGACCACATTCGTGTACAGCACAGTGAGGACGAGGACGACTTCTCGCTGCTCGACGACGAAGCGGTCATCCACACCGGCCTTCGGATGGATCTGCTTCAGGTCGACGGGGACCAAGACACGGGGACGGTGGACGGCTCCGAAACCACCGGCAACGCTGTTGAACACGCGGCTGCGCCCGCCCAGGACATGACGGTCGAGGACGTCTACGACTCCATGACGCCCGAGCAGCAGAACGTCTGCAAGTACCTGATCGGCGTGGCTCTGGAAGAGGCGACACCTTCTTCCGACAGTTCCGCTCAGCACTCCGACACCGAGAACAAGGATGAGGGCGCCCTCGCCCACCAGGAAGGAAACACTGACATGGGTCGTAACGTCTTCGACCAGACCGACGCGGGTGCGGGCGACGCCAAGAAGGCGCACACCCTCAGCCACGACGACATGAAGGCCATCTTCGCCGACGGCGTCAAGCGGGGCTCCCTCAAGGAGGCCGTCTACGCCTACGCCGAGCAGCACCTCGAGCACGGTATCAACGACATCGACGTGCTGTTCCCCGAGGTGCAGAACGTCACCAGCACCCCGGAGTTCAATGCTCGGCGGATGCAGTGGGTCGCCGGCGTGCTCAACGGCACCCGTCACACCCCGTTCTCGCGGATCAAGAGCATCACCGCGGACCTGACCCAGGACGAGGCTCGCGCCAAGGGCTACATCAAGGGCAACTACAAGGTGGAGGAGTGGTTCGGCGTCAGCCGGCGTACCACCACCCCGAGCACTGTCTACAAGAAGCAGAAGCTCGACCGGGACGACATCCTCGACATCACCGATTTCGACGTCGTGGCGTGGCTGCGCGCCGAGATGCGGGTCATGCTCGACGAGGAGCTCGCTCGGGCCATCCTGATCGGCGACGGTCGCGACCCGTCCAGTGACGACAAGATCAAGGACCCGCTGGGGGCCGCCGACGGCGCGGGCATCCGCTCGATCATGAACGACCACGAGCTGTACGTCACGCAGCTCTACGTCAACGTGGACGACGCGAACTCGACCTACGACGAGGTCGTCGACGCCGTGATGGACGGCATGGAGTACTACAAGGGCACCGGTTCGCCCACGTTCTACACCACCGTGCGCAACCTCAACATGTTCCTCAAGGCGAAGGACACGTTGGGTCGCCGGCTGTACGCCAACAAGTCCGAGGTCGCGGACGCCCTGGGCGTTTCCGACATCGTGACCGTCGAGCCGATGAACGAGCTCCCCACCCTGGTCGGCATCATCGTCAACCTGGCGGACTACAACATCGGCGCCGACAAGGGCGGCGAGGTGTCGATGTTCGACTTCTTCGACATCGACTACAACCAGCAGAAGTACCTGCTGGAGACCCGCGTGTCCGGCGCGCTGGTCAAGGTGAAGAGCGCCATCGTCATCAACAAGACGGCGTCGGCCAACGTCCTGGTCACCCCGACCAAGCCGACCTTCGTGGCGTCGACCGGTGTCGTGACGATCCCGTCGGTGACCGGCGTGGTCTACAAGGGCAACGACGGCACCACTACGCTGTCCTCGGGTGCGCAGACCGCGATCTCGGCCGGCACCAGCACGAATGTCTATGCCGTTCCGGCGTCCGGCTACTACTTCGCGGACAACCAGAACGACCAGTGGACGTTCACCCGTCCGGCCAGCTGATCGGACGTAACCGGCGATGGCTAGGTTCTTCGGGAAACTGGGCTATGGCCACTCTGTAGAGATGCGTCCGGGTGTTTGGGAAGATGTCATCACCGAGAAGCCATATTTCGGCGATGTTCTTCAGAACACCCGGCGCTTGAGTGATGACCAGAAAGTCAATTCGGACATCACTCTGACGAACAATCTCAGTGTGGTCGCTGATGCTTACGCGAACGAAAACTTCTTTGCCATCCGCTATGCACAGTGGAACGGGGCCCTCTGGATCGTGACTTCGGTTCAGGTCCAGAGGCCCCGTCTCATCTTGGAGTTGGGGGGTGTTTACAATGGCCCCACGGCTTGAGCTCCACGATATTTTGTTGGCGCTCACACCCAAGGTCTATTTCCAACCACCTCCAAGCCTGCAGATGGAGTATCCCTGTATTGTGTACCAACGTGACGCGGGGAATACGAAGTTCGCTGACAACAGTCCATATTCCTACACACAGCGTTACCAAGTGACGCTCATCGATCGCGATCCGGACAGTTCGGTCCTGGTTAAGATCGCAGACCTACCGCGATGCCTTTACAACAGAGGTTTTGCGGTTAATGGTCTGAACCACGACGTCTTCATCCTGTATTTCTGAGGAGAAAACAAACATGACCAAGCTCCAGTGGGATGCGGTCGGCGAGCGTCGGTACGAGACCGGTGTGGACCGCGGCGTTCTCTACCTGCCCAACGATGTCGGCGCGTACGTCAACGGCTACGCCTGGAACGGCCTCACCACCCTGACGGAGTCGCCGTCGGGTGCGGAGTCCAACAAGCAGTACGCGGACAACATCCTGTACCTCAACCTGATCTCGGCTGAGCTCTTCGGCGGTACCATCGAGGCCTTCACGTACCCCGACCAGTTCGCGGCGTGTGACGGTTCGGCGACGCCGTACGCGGGTGTGACTGTGGGTCAGCAGACCCGGAAGCTCTTCGGTCTGTCCTACCGCAGCCGCGTCGGCAACGACCTGCTCGGCACGGACTACGGCTACAAGCTGCACCTGGTCTACAACGCCCTGGCGGCTCCGTCGGAGAAGGCGTTCGCCTCGGTCAACGACTCTCCGGAGGCCATCGGTTTCTCGTGGGAGTTCTCGACTACGCCTCTGGACATCGGGACGATCAACGGGGTCGACTACAAGCCGTCGTCGCTTCTGGTCGTGGACTCGACCAAGGTGGACGCCGGTGCGCTGAGCGATCTCGAGGACTTCCTGTACGGCACGTCGGGCACCGATCCGTCGCTGCCGTCTCCGGCCGATGTCCTGGCGTTGTTCTCGGGCACGGTGACCGTCACGGCGCAGCCGACTGCGCCGACCTACAACAGCAGCACCCACGTCATCACGATCCCAACCGTGACCGGCATCACGTACTTCATCAACGGCGAGCCCGTCACGGGCACCGTGACGATCACGGAGGACACCATCGTGACCGCCACGCCGAACGTGGGGTACGTCTTCCCGGCCGTGGCCGACGACGACTGGTACTTCCACTTCAGCTAGGTGCCGAAAGGAGACAGAGAATGCTCCAGATCCAAGTTGTTCTTGGTGAATCGTTCAACGAAGAGAC